TTAGAAGTTGATAAATTTTTAGCAGATTCCGAGATGAGAATGAAAGAGTTAGACATGAAGTCTGATGAAATTAATAAAAAATTAGGTATAGAAACAGAAAAAAATAGATTAAAAGAAAAAGAAATAGAAAGTAAAGAAAGAACAGAAAAGTTAAAAGCTAAGACAGCTTTAAAGAATAAAGTAAGTGGAGAGAAATAAGAAAAGGCTATACAGTGGCCAATAAAACTTATAAAACACACTAAATAAATTTGTAAAAGTAAATTAAAATAATTATAATTGTATTAAAATGAGTGAAAAAACAACATTTGAAGATGTTTTCAGTGGAGACGATAGTGAGGATTGGGAATTCTTAGATGACGAGACTTTTGAAGTTGAAGATTCTAAAAAAAAATCATCCAAAAAAGAAGTAACTGATGAGGACGAGGAAGAAGAAGAAGAGGAATTAGAAGAAGAAGAGGAAGAAGAGGATGATAAATCTGATGATGAATCTGACGAATCTGAAGAAGAGGAAGAAGAAGGAGAGGGTAATGAAAATTTGCTTTCTTATATTACTGCAAAATGGGCAGATTCAGGATTAGTAAGCATACCAGAAGGTATGGATATTGAAAATGAAGATGATTTAGATAAAATTATAGAACATACTATACAAGAACAAGTAAGTAATTACAAGAATTCTTTGTCAAGTGATTCTAAAAGTTTTATTGAGTTCATTGAAAAAGGTGGTAGAGCAACTGACTACATACAGATTTCTTCTAAAGAAGATTATGCTAACATAGAATCCTCTGATGAAGAGGGTAAATTGGAAGCAATTAAAGAGCTTTATAAAAGAAAAGGTTTAAGTTCTAACAGAATAAACACATTAGTAACTGCATTAGAAGATAATGAAGAAATTGATGAAGAGTTTGAAGACGCAAAAAAATTCTTTAAAGACGAAAAAGAGTCTGAGTTAAAAGAAATAGAAGATACTGAAACTGCTAGAAGAGCACTTCAGCAATCTGAACAAGCTGACAGAGAAAAAACTATTAAGGATTTAATTAAAAATTCTTCTGAAATAAATGATTTTCCAATTACTACTAAAAAATCAAAAGATGAACTTACTAGTTATATATTTGATAGAAATAACAAATATGTAGATGATAATGGTAATGCTTATATGATTACACAGTATCAATTGGATAAAGTTGAAAGACAAAAAGTTAAAGAAGTAAAATTTGAGGATATAATTTTTGATGCACTATATACTAAAAATAAAGGTAAACTTACCTCTATTAAAAAGAAAGGTGTAACAGAACATTCCAACAAATTTAAAGAACTAAGTAAGCAATACAAACAGCAATCCACGGCGTCAAAGTTAGCCACTGGAGGAGGAAAAAACTCTAAAAAGAGTTCTAAATCTAAATCATCATTTAATGATTGGCTTGCTTTAGATTAATAAATAAATAAATAAATAAAACAAAAAACAATGGCAAATTTAAATTTAAAAGCAAAAGTACGCCACAGACCGTGGCATGCTAACGATACAGAAATGAACCACCTTGCAAAGGCAGGTTTGGTATCACCAGAAAAAGTATCTAGAAAACTTGAGCGTCAGTTCATATCTAGATCAAATATGTATAATCCAATGCAAGCGTATGCTGATGCAAATCCTTCACGTGTGAAGAAAATGACTCAAGACGTTTACGAATGGGAACTAATGGGAGCGTCTGATAGACCTCTTGTATGTGTTCGTGATTTAGAACCAGCTAACCTTAAAAAAGGTCTTGGTAAATCACAATTTGAGATTATGTTGGATGCTAATTGGTATAAAGTAGGTGATGTAATAGCCCCTGCTAACAAAAAGTACTTGCTAAGAGTACAAGCACCCCCAGTTAAAGTTGGTGGAGCTAAAGGTTATAAATACACAGTTATGTTTCAAGAAGATGACAAAACAATGTTTCTTCCAAACTCATACCTAAGAACAGGAGCTAAATTCTCAAAACTATTCTCTACTTATGGAGAAGGTTCTGATAGTGCAGGTTCTGTACATTTTGCAATGCCTTTTTCTCTTAGAACGCAAACTTCTAAGATTAAGAAGGAATACAAGATTACAGGTGATGCTGCGTCTAAAGGAGTGCTAGAAATTGCACTAATGGATGCTAATAACAAAGTACATGAATCTAAATGGATCAATTATGCAGATGCTGAATTTAAGGCACAGTTCGCTCGTGAGAGAGAATTCTTATTTTGGTATGGAAGAGAGTCTAATGGTACTCCTGACACTACTGGTCGTCCAGTAAGAACAGGTGCTGGTATAGAACAACTGATGGAATCAGGTCATCTTCATTATTATAACAAATTAAGCACTAAGCTTATTCAAGAGTATCTTGAAGACATTTTTTATAATAGAGTAGGATTTAATTCACGTCACGTACAGTCTTACACAGGTGAGTACGGATCAGCTTCTCTACATAAAGCATTAGAAAGTGATGCTAGTAAGTTCCTTACAATGGATACTTCTATCATTAATGATGCTGCAGGTTCTGAATTCAATAAGAATGCTAAAGAATTTGGTCGTCAGTTTGTACGTTATAGAGGAATTAATGGTGTTGTTTTTGACATAAACCATAATCCTTGTTATGATGATACTTCTAAACAATGGTTGGTAGACCCAGTAACAGGAAAGCCTGCAGAATCCCAGAAATTTACTTTCTTTGATCTTTCAGACTCAACTGGTGGTGGTAACCTAGAAATACTACAAGGTGAAAAGAAGTCAGGTTATGTATCTGGTCTTACTTCTCCTTATGGTGCTAACCGTGGTGAAATGATGAGTAATTCTGAAGATGCTTATACTATGATTGAGCAAGAGGAAGCAGGTGTTAAAATAACAGATGTTTCTAGATGTGGTCAACTTAGACTAAGTATTAGTAAATAAATAAAAACTTATAGGGAGAGCATAACACTCTCCCTATATTTTAAATTGATATATATATATAAAATGAGAGAAATAAAAGAAGCAACAGTAATAGTAAGACCCGTAATTAGGAAAAAGCCTTGGGTTAATACTAAAGAATTTGATAAAAATAAATTACATAATGCTAGTACAGTATTAGTTCCAGATTATGATTCCTATGGTTTACATACTGGATTAACTGAAGAAAGCGAATCTAAGTTTGAAAAACTATTAGGTTATCCTGAAAAGCATTTAGCTAGTGTAATTACTAATGAATATTGGACTAATTTTACCATTAAATTGAAAGATGAGCCAAATGTGTACCATAAAGCCACTCCAAGAGAGGCTCTTATAATTGAAGTACTAAAAGCACATGGTAAAGTAGCCAATTCAATAGAAGATATTAGTCCTGATACAGACTTTTATATAGAAGATATAGAAGCTGAAGCAGAAGAAAATATTAAAAAAGTTGAACTTAAAGAAGAAGCATTCCTTAAATTTGCTAAACTTTCATCTCAAGGTAAAAAAGACATATTAAAAATATATGGAGAAGGTGGAGATACTGTAAGTGATACTACTATAAAACAAATGTTAGCGTCTAAATTAGAGGATAGTCCAGAAAAGTTTTTAAGTATTACTAAACTATCTAAAGAAATAGTAAAGATTAGAGCTTTCATATTTGATTTAGAAGATTATGGTGTAATTAGAAAAAGAGCAGATGTTTACTTTGATGGAGACAATAGCTTAGGAGATATTAGAATATTCTCTGAATTCCTATTACAACCAGATAAGCAATCTTCTTATATAATGTATAAAGATAGATTAGAGCATTCTAAACTAAGTAGCTAAATTTAATGACTGTAGAAGAACAACATATTGATTTTAAAAGGAAACTTAATAAAGTTGATTCACAGAATTACAGAAATTTTAGACCTGAAGAAATAGATTTATACCTAAATGAAGGTCAAGAACTTTTTGTTAAGAAAAGAATTAACCGTAATAATACATATCAACTTGGTTTTGAAACTACTCAAAAAAGAATAGAAGACCTAAGAGATATACATATTAAGTTTGAAGGTGATACATTACAGCCTTTAACAGCTTCTATTGTTAATGCTAATGTCTACAGATTTAATTTAGAGGATTTAGGGTTAGTAAATGGTAAATTAAAATATCTTTACAAAACTAGAGTAAGCTTTAAAGGTACTAAAGGTGAATGTACTAATGTAAGCCTAGATGGTATTGCTGCTCAAACTGATGATTTAAATGAAATACTAAGATCAGAGTTTTATAACCCCTCATTTGAGTGGAGACAAGCTCCTTACTTATTTTCAGAAAATTTCTTGTATGTATATACAGATGGAACATTTTCAATAACAGAGTTAGAGTTAGATTACATTAAAAGACCATTAAAAATAGCTAATCCAAATGCTATAAAAAATAATTTGGGAGCTGTTATAGGATATAATTACCCTGACGGTACTACTGCAGTACAGACAGACTGTGAATTACAGTCTATGTATGTTACTTCAGAAATAGTAGATGAATCAATTGTATTAGCAATGATGGATTTAGGGGATCAAAGAGTACAACTTGGAAATACTAAGTTGAATATAAACGAATAAATAAATAAATAAAATGGAAAAAAGAGTAAGTAAATTTTTGTCACTAGTAAATAGTGGTAAAGCAGTAGTATCTAACGGTACAAGTCTTTATAATCTAACAACTGGTGCTTTTAATATAGACCCAGGACAACTTGGAATGTTTGACTATAATACAAAAATAGCTATCTCTTCTTCTGTTCCTTCAACTACTAAAAAAGTATATTTTGTAGTAGGAGTAGATGCAGACGGAGATGGTACAACAGATAATTTAGAGGTTTCATTACCTATTGATATTAAGAGAGTGACAGGAGTGGAAAAACAAGATTACGTTGCACCTGTACCTCAAATGCAATTTATTAATTGGGCAAAAACTAGTTGTGAAACTGACTATTGCTTAAAAGTAAATGTAGACTCTGTAGAGATTTCTGAATATTTAGGATTTAATCCTTTATATAAGACATTTACAGTTACTACAGATTGTTGTGATGCAGATTGCGACACTTGTGGTGGTGGAGATTGTGCCCTTTTAGGAGCATCTCTTGTAGAGCAAATTAACGCAGATCCTGATAAATTCTTTAGTGCAGCTTTAGTTACACCTGGAGACTTTACATTAGAGAATGTAGATTTAACATCTGACACAGAAGTAGACATAGTATTTAATGGAGTAACTACTACTTCCGCAGCTGTAACAGTTTCTGATGACGCTGCTGGAGCACTTTTACTACAAAATTCTATTAGTGATGCTTTAGTTGCATCAGGTTTAGGAGGAAAAGCTACTGTAGTATTTAACGCTACTACTGACTTTACAGTATTAATTCTTAATTCAGCAGCTGCAAGTATTACGCTAGATTCTACAGGAGCTATTGCTTCTACAGATTCTGATGGATGTTCTGGAATATTGTTAACTACTAACTTTACCGCACTTTCTGATTTTTGTCAAATACCTACTAGTGTCTTAGATACTTCTGGTGTTAGTTTGACTATAACAGGACTATGTGGTTTTGATTGTAATTTAACTGTAACTGAGCCTCAAAAGCTTGTTTATGAAATGAACAACGGAGTTACCATTAAAAATAGAGAAGAAGAGTCTACAGGATTCGGAACTAACTTGCTATATAGATATACTTCATTAACTAATACTCCAGATAGTGTTATTAATAGAGATCTTTATACAGATGCAAGTTTAAAATATGTAACGTATGCAATTGAGCATGTGGATAATCATGAAGGAGCACCTTCTGGCCATAGATTTGATAGTACACAATACACAATATTAGCTGTTGCAACCTCGGGTGCTGGTGCAGGTTCTACTACAGAAACTGCTATAGATACACTTGTTGGTTTAATAGACTAATTTTATATATCTTCAATTGTTATAATAGGGGTAATAGTTTATTCTGTTACCCCTTTTTATATTAAAAAATAAAAAAAATTAAAATGACAAAACAATTAATAAAAACTGTAAAAGATTATTTTAATAAATATAGTCTTTTTACAATAAATAGTGATGGCAAAGAAACTAAAGTTAAGCTTTGTGACACAGTTATTCTTGATAAACCAAAATTTTATGGAACATTAAATCAAGTTGCTAAATTTACTTTAGGAGATACTATTGGAGATGGATTAATATATGATAACGGAACTAGTGTAACTAATGCAGGTCCAGGTACAGGTACAGAAAACACTGCTTTTGGATTTGATTCACTTGTAGTAAATACCACAGGTTCTAATAACACTTCTGATGGTTTTGAAAGTTTAAAAGCAAATACTACAGGTAGTAATAATACTGCTTATGGTCGTCAAAGTCTTCTTAGTAATACTACTGGTAGTAGTAATACAGCTAATGGAGTTTTAAGTTTAGGGAGTAATACTAACGGAAACAATAACACAGCTAGTGGTCAAAGTAGTCTTGCTAGTAATATTTCAGGCGATAACAGTGTAGCTTTTGGATTTGAAAGTCTTAAAACAAATATTGTAGGAGCTAATATTACTGGATTAGGTTATAAAACTCTTACTGATAATACATCGGGAGATGGCAACACTGCTATAGGAACTGAATCTTTATCCAGTAACACTATAGGAGAAAACAACACTGCAAGTGGTTATAATGCTCT